ATTATTGTAGTAATACAATAATCTATCCAAATGTTTTTATCTATATACATGATTTTGACGCGTTAACCGAATTACTTTATTTGTAACGGTAAAACGTTATGAATTGAAAGGAAAAGGGATTGCGAAAAGAAAATTCTGATAAATTATGTAAAATCTTTTGATATTTGGAAAAAACAGATATTTATATCTACTCACGTATAGGGCCAGCCCCCCTTGCGTGTTTGAATTCTATGGCTTAAAATACTGGAATATGAAATTACGGACGAATTGTTTTTATTGAAAAATTTATTAAGTTTGAGACTAACACCGTTATAGAGTCTACTCAAAGATAACGCTGAACCTAATGATTTAATGAATGATACTTGTTATAGGATATAACCACAATGGAACTTCACTGGACTTTCTCACTCTATTATGTGAATTGATAATTATAGCATAATAGTTTAAACTATCATTGACTTTATTTGTATTCTTCGTAGATAAGCTTGTACTTGTATAAAGCTTAATTACGTAGAGTATATATATAGTTAATTATCACCGAATTGCATCATAAAAACCTATAGATCTCTAGATAGAAGACGAGCCTGGACGGAATTGAAACGAGTTAGGACACCTCTGAGTTATAAGCATGAATTCATAGTGCTTATAAACAGGTGAAAAACCGACACTGCCACTTAACCCCGCCCACGTCTTTGAAGCTAGCTATAGTTAGTTATACCGCAATATCGGACACATTATGGCCATGGCTGCCACTAATGTAAACTTTTCTCAACAGTTGGGACCTGTTTCTTCCCACAGATCTGTTAGTTCTGTAACCCTAACAACTGGTAATATGGATTCTCTTGATGGCTTTGATTTTGATTATGATAATAGCATTTCAGATTTATTCCGAAAGGATAATAGAAATGTTAAACATTTGACTTTGGATACTGATAATGCTGATCGCGGAAAATTATTGATTAGATTGATTAAAAAATTTTCTAAATTGGAATTTGAACAAGATAAAATTGGATTTGACGACCGGAAACAAACTAATTATTTTTATTATAAGTGTAATCAAAAAACACGAGTAATTAAGAGTATTAGTAAAAAAGAATTAAAAACTATTTATTCGACCGTGAATGCAAAACATTTGCATACACGAAGAACCAATGATTTATTATTGGTTATTGACACAACTGGAATAATGACCCCTCAAATTGGATTTGCTAATATGGCTTATAGTATTTTCAATACTACAATGGACACTACTGATAAGATTGCTAAATTGTTTGACGTTGTTAAACAATTTTTTGGCTCATTTACAGGAATATCTACATTGCTTGACAAGACTTCAAAGATTTTTACTTTTATTAAAAATCTTGATTATGAAGAATTGTTTTCATTGTGTATAAACTTGTATTTGTCAATTGGAACCGCCTACGCTAGTGGTGTAGGATTTGTACAATTTGTTTTTCATATGTTTAAACTCGTAAGATTTTTACATAAAACGATGAAGAATACGAATCTGATAACCCATGCACCTGTTATTTCGGACGATGATGACTGGCACACTGAAAATATGAGTTTGGAAGCTCTCATGGCAGGTTTGGTATACTTTGGTGTATCAAACAATCTCATTTCTGCTTTGAAAGACTTTTCTCTATTAATAGGGAAAAGAGTACATGCATCTCATACATTTCAATCAATATTTTCTGCACTGCACAATATCATCAATGGCTTTTTGGACTTCATTACTGATAAAATTGGACTGGAAAGGTTTATTATTCCAATCAAAAAAGTAGTAAAATACTTATTTGAACCATTTTCATATTATCAACATCTTATGGAAGTGGTGGAACAATATACTGAATGGATAAGAGATCAATCAACGTTACATAACCCCGTTTTTAGGAACAAAGTTATAACAACTGCGAAAGCTCTCAAATGCAACACTGGATTTCTCGATTGGATAAGGAACAATGATAATAAACATTTCATTGCGACTTGGAACGCTTACAATGATCAACTATATAAAATGGCAAATACATATACTACTTCCGAAAGGGAGGAACCTATATGTATAGTACTAGATGGACCACCTGGTTGTGGAAAATCTGTATTGCTTAATAAAGTAGTTGAATCTTTGAAAGCTCTGGACCATACCGTTTATACCCATACTGTACCCCCTGTAAATACTTCGAAGGATTTTTACGACGATTATTTGAACCAGGATGTATTTGTTATGGATGACGTAGGACAACAGGGTAAATCTCAGTGGCGATCGATTATTAATTTTGTATCGCCCGTCAAATACCCTTTGGACTGCGCTCAAGCTGATAAGAAAAATACCAAATTTTTTAACTCAAAGATATTAATATGTACTACTAATGCTTTTGAACATCTTTGCGGTTTCACCGCACAAGATGCAATCTCAACACCAGAAGCACTATTTAGAAGAGTACATTTAATAAATGTCGCACGAATCTCAGAAACCTCTTATCAAGGTTTCTCTCAACAGCTCATATATAAAAAGTATGACTATGTGACATCGAAAAATTGGAAAAATGAATTATTGGCTCATAATGCACGACTGACGAAATGGAACACCCAAACTCGACCTCTTCCCCTGGCTTTGACTTTACATGATGATTTGAATACTGGCGTTAAATGGGTACTTATGCTCATTAAACATTTGCAACAAACTGAAACGGATCAACGATTACTGGTAAGTAACACTTTGAATATGGATGATATTGTTGATTGTATCAACAATCCTGAAAAAGTCTCATTTGATAGAGTTATCTCCACACGAATCACACAGGATGATTCTAGAAACTCAACAGGAACTCCACAGGTGAGTTCCAGAGTTTCGACACAAACCCCACAGGCGGGTTTGGGAGAATATCTCGATAATTGGATGAGAAATGATGGATGGGATGCTTTTAACAACGGACGAAACATATTTATGGAATTCGTAACAAATACTTCACAGTATTTGCGTGAATTTTTATTTGATATGTTTGACCGTCTTCAACCTATTTTGAATCGTTATTTGATTAAACTTGGATCTATTGCACGTGATATATCAGGACCTCTCTTTGAGGGAGTGACTTTTATTGGTGAAATGGTATCTATGTTCTGGACTTGGCTGAAAGATAAATATGGACAATGTAGTAAGAAGGTGAAAAATTTGTTTCATGAATCTCGCGATTTTCAAGATGCTGAAGATCGCATGTCTTATGACATTTTGAACGAATTTGTAACTGACTTACCGTATTATCCATGCGGACCTGTTGGAATTATTGAAGGAACTGACTGTGCTTTGAGGGAACTTGGAAATGGATCTCTATTTGAAGGAATTTTGACTATTGTTGCTTATGGTTTAATAACGACTACAGCGGCATATGGAATTTTTGAAACGTTGACTGACACTCCGCAAACTGGCGAATCTCAATCTTGGTTGTCTTCTTGGTTTAATAGAAAGAAAGAATCTGCATTAGCAAATGATGACTTTTTACGATCTAAGGAAATAGTTGAGAAAAACATTGGAAAATTGGAACGGACTTTGAACATTGAACATGCTGAAAATATAGCTAAAAAACATATGCGAATATTAGTCGATCAAAAGACTGGTAAACACACCTGCGTTTTAGTTTCTGGAAAAAGAATTCTTACGAATTCGCACTTTGGACTGGATGACATGATTGTAGATGTTTACAGATCAATCGAACACTTTAAAAATAAACATAAGGAAATGGAAGCGACACGTGTACGCGTAGTTAAGAACTATCTTAATGAAGATGTGTGCACTGCTGAATTTCTTGATGTGATACCTTTGTATCCTATTTTTAAAAGGTTTGGTTCTGTAAATGATCTCAAACACCAAATGGCTGCTTTTATATCACCGTATGGGGTAATACCTATGCTACCATATAAAACATTCAAAACTAACGAAGGACCTGTTAATTACAAGTATAAAACTACTGAGTGGTTTAATACTGAACATCCAACTGCCTCTGGTATTGTATACCCAATCTCTGGATATGGTTTATGTGGATCATTAACTTTTTCAGAAGGTAGAGCAATTGGAACTCATGTAAGTGGAAATGGAACAGAAGGGTTTGCCCGTATGTTTCCTCAATATTTATGTGAAGAATTAACAGAATTTTTCGGAAGTTCACCGAAATTGGTTGGATCCTTTGATTTATCTGACAAAATTTATCCTGAATTCTCGGGTACTAGACTGTATTACCCGGACGATCAAAAGTCTGAGTATATGGGGCGCGCTAATGGAAACTCTAACTTGGTACCCACCGAGTTAAATGCGACTATTAACGCAAGTACACGAGAATTAATGGATAAACTCCGACAGTCACCTATACAAGTGGTTGAACCCGGAGAGTTTTATCTTAAAGCTCCTCCTGATTTTTCTGATGACCCTAAAGGTTTGATGAAGAAGTTGGCTAACAAGTCATTTCAACTACAAGGAAAGGTTACTGTTGAGGAATTGAATTTTATAGGTGACTATATTGAATCAATTCTACCGGATAAATTGGAAGATCTAACTGACGACGAGACATCATTTGGTGGGGAATTTGTACCTGCTTTTAACAAAAAATCTAGCAATGGATTTGGAGTTAAAGTGGGGAAAGATTCTGTATTGGATTTTGAACAACGACGATTAACGGATTATGGACATGGATTATTGGCGCGATTTAAGGAAAATGCAAAGAATGGAAATTTTGATCCTCATGATTTTGTGTGTAAGGAAACCTTTAAGGATGAATTACGTAAACCCAGTAAAATCAAAAGCCCTAGAACATTTAGGGTTATGCCTTTTCCACATATATGGTGGACAAAGAAGACATGTGGACAATTGTTGAATCATTTTAAGAAGAATATACACCGCTTCGGTGTATGTGTAGGATTTAATCCTTACACTGATTTTCATGAATTAAGAAAACAATTGGAAACTTGTATAATTACTGGAGACGCAGATTATGGAGAATGGGACGGACATACAATGGCTTTGATCGCAATGGAGATTAAGAACCGTATACTTAAAATATATGCGGGACAAAATGCTGATGTAATTGAATATGTATTTGCAACAATGATGAGATCATTCACACTGATTTCAGATGATTTGTACGCAACTACACACTCATTACCCTCTGGAACATGGTTAACGTTATTATTAAACTGTTTAATTAATAAAGCTTTGACTGCATTGACTATATTTAGGAGCAATCCTAATCCAACTATAGAAGATGTGGCTAAGGTAATTGATTATGTATGTGGAGATGATAACATATTTGGCAATAATCGACCCGGTTTGATTAAGTATGATTTGTTTAATGTTAAGGAAGTTGCTGAATCACTAGGAATGGTGGTCACCAATGGAGACAAAACGGAAATTACAAAATCAACACAAGATTTGGATAAATTGACTTTTTTGAAGCGTTCATTTAGATACCATCCTGTTTTGAACAGATGGGTTGGAGCTTTATCTATCGATACATTAATAAACACATTGCAATGGTATGATACTAGTAGTACAGCTGAGTATTCAGAAATATTATTAGGAAAGAGCAATGCAGTATTGATTGAAGCATACAACCATAGTGTCGCTTGCTATGAAATCTTTAGAGATTTCTTGAAAGAGAACGGTATCACTTATGGACTATTTGGAGAAGAAGATATTATCCGCATTTTGAATAAAGAAGATGGTTATGCTATTGTTACTGCTCTTATGGGCAAGAACTTCGTAGTTTAACTTGATTTGTTTAAAATGACAAACAAACAAACAAACATGTAAACATGTAAGCGTGTTCTTGCTTAGAAAGAACACTCATTATATTTACGACATAATGTTTTATTCAGTAGGACGATAACCTATAATCACTGGTTTAAGATCGAGTTATAAAAAATGACAACGCCTTAACGTCGTTTGCTTGCTTAAACCTTTAGTTCACACAAGGCTGCTAATACTAATGCGATATTAGCGAAAAAATTTGGCGCATTACTATGGAACACATTGACACACGATTTGAACAACTGGCTAATAAAGATTTTGAAGTCGAACAAACCCTGGATGAAACGCATCTTGATGCTAAAGTTGCCTCTATAACAACTAGAGAAGCTATATTCGCACCAAAAATTCAACATACTATGTTGGAGGGATTTATCCCAGATGAATATAGAATTGATGCATCTCCATTTGTGAATCGTCCATTTTATTTGGGCACCACATTATGGAATAATAATGCACCGCAATTTACTTGTTTGGACCTTCCGGTTCATCAACTTCCAAGGGATGTTTTTACATCTAATCTTTCACTTGAAAATGCTTTGAAGATGGCTTCGCTATTCCGATCTGAATTGATTTTGAATATCTCATTGTCTGGCACATTGGTGCATTCAGGCACGTTACTTATTGGAGTCTTACCTCCGATGTTGGAACCGATCAATTCCACCAATTACACCGGTGGAAATGAACAACAATACTGGATAAATTCTATTTTATCTGGTCCTCATGCTTTTTTACATGCGAATGAAGCTACTTCTGTTAATCTAGAAGTACCTTGGTATTGTAACACCGATTACGGTGAACTTGATACAGCAAGCAATGAAGCTCCAACAAGCTACGTCCCGAATGCAACTTTGAATTTTAAAACAGCTAATTATGCATCTTTAGTTGCTATCGTTTTGCAACCTCTTCTTAATGGAGGGGGAGCGGGAGATATCACATTGATAATGGAAGCTACTTTTAAAAATTTGGAATTATATTTACCAGCACCGAGATTCTTAAGAGATTCTGATTGGACAGTGCAAGCCGGAGGTTTGATTGACGGCAAGAAGGCGATGACTACTGGTGCAGCTGCACTAGGAACATCGCTGGGTGGTCCTGTAGGTGGAATGATTGGAGGAGCTGCAGGTGGCTTAGCTGCTAAGGCAACAACTGGTTTACTAGATATGGGAACAAAGGGATTGAAGAAGATGGTACCTTTTTTAGGTGACGCTCTCGATTTCGGAAGAGGACTTATATCCTCTTGGACAGGATTGCATAATCCCAATAACCCATCAATAGCTAACCGTTTTATCACGACGTCGCGAAATTTTCCTAATGTAACAGATGTGGAACAATTTTTTGAAAAATTGGATCCGTATGCAACAGAAAATAGACTGGTAAAAGAGCCTATTTTTGGTAGTTTGATTGATGAAATGAGTTTATCTCATATCACTTCGAAAAGACAGTACATTGGACAATTTAAAATCACGACTGACGATTCCGTCGGAAAGTTATTATTTTGTAGACCTATTTCTCCATTTCAGGGAGGTGTTAATTACCCTTCCGCTCCATCTAGGTATGGTTGCAATAATATTGAATTGTTACACTCTCTTAGTAGAGCGTGGCGAGGAGATATTAAAATAATTTTACAATCGAGTATGAACAACAAACAGTTCACCAAATTGAAGGTAATTAAGTATTATAATCCGTCTAATAAAGTGACAGTCGCAACACCGGCTATGAGGGCGTTGGCTAATGCCCCATCACAACTATTGGAATTCAATGGAGGTGGTCAAGAGTTAGCAATAACTCTCCCCTATATGTGTAGGAACGATCTTATGCCTTGTCATAATGACTTTGTATCAGAAGGTTTATTACATGGATTATATTATATATATCTTGCCCAAAATTTGATTGTCGCGGATAATTCACCTATGGAAGTTAATTTTAATGTTTATATCCAATGTGAGCCTAATTTTAGGTTTTACGGATATTCAACTCGACCGGTGGAATTCATTAAGAATATACCATCACAACCGGAACAGGGTATTATTCCTGATCCTACTCAACGGAAAACAGAAACATGGGCAGCAGAATCAGGCGATTTTGCGAACGGCGTTATGAATGCTCCACAAGAGCAGGATGATACCATAAGTTCAAACCCAGTTGACGCTATTGCAGACCATTATAGTAGATTGAGACCTTTAGTAGACATTCGACCGTTTATTCGTAGAATGTACCTCGCCTTAGAGAAGACGACTACTTTAGGGGAAGGAACAACTCCGTTTTTCTTTCCTTTATCAAAATTTATAAATGAAATGCCATTCGTCACCAGTTGGGGTACTGATATTCGTAGACGTACAATCCCTCTGGTCAGTAGCATGTATTATGGTCATTCAGTTGGCTTTAAATTACACATGCAATTTTTCCCAAGAAGAGTAGAACAGAATTTTACTGACATTAAAAACTCTATTGAGCCGAGGATATTTTATGTTCCCCCAGGACTTAAAATTGAGGCCCCAAATAGCGTGCTTTATCCAAGTACAATATACTCACAATTCCCAAATATTGAGCTTTATTTAAATAACAACGGTATGTTTAGTATTCCTGAGATAACATCACAGAATCAACCAACTGTTGATTCCAATGGAGCAGTTAATTTTGAATTTGTTATACCCAATATAACATGGTTCAAATTTATGGGTGGAATCTATAAATATCTAACCGAAAGGCAGATTATTTCAACTCGGACTAATGTTAATACATTAGCTAATACCGATTATGGATTCCTAGTAGTTGTCTTTAAAGTTAACACCTTACAAGAAACTACCCCTGGGCTTATGCGAATATACGTAGGTCTAACTGATGAAAGCCGATTCGGTTTTCACACAATCGCTCCAGTCTTTGCTATATCTAATGAGAAGCAAGACATTTATATGAATGATTTGAATACACATACTGAACACTATTTACCTAAATCGATGTATTTTGGAAGTGGCGCATTGTAACGGCTTACCTTTATTGGTTGGCTTATTTTGCAACATACCGCTTGCCTTAATCGGCCGGCATGTTTATTGGTTTAATTATCTGTAAACAACCACTCTGCAGATCTGACTTTAATTAGTTGGAGATGCTGTTCATACTTGCTTTTATTAGTCGGTATGGACGCCAACAAACAAAACCTCTGACCCGAACATGTCGTAAAACTGTTTACCGATATATAACCAATCATAATAATAAAAACTATGAATACGCGTATGCCGGAC